TATACGAAGATGAATTACAACGTGCTTTAGAAGAAGATGGTTCTTCTTCAAGTTCATTTATAACCCCTAAAACTTATTATCCAAATGTCTAATACTGCTTCAGGAAAATACGCAAAATTTATATCTGACAGATCAGGTCAAGAGTTTCCATATAAAGAAATGGTTAGAGAATGGAATGGGTCTTTTGTTCATGTATCGGAGTTTGAAGCTAAACACCCACAACTACAACCCAAACCACATACTGCTGATCCTCAAGGTTTAAGAACTGTAAGACCTGCAAGAACAGAACCAGCAACGCAAAATTTATTACCTGGTAATCCTTTTAATATTACATCAGGATCAACAACAATTACAGTCACAGAGCCCTCACACGGAAGATCATCATCTGATACCGTAGTATTTAGAAATGTAGATGGTAGCCCTGGAGGCGTAGTTTTTACAGCATTTGAAAGTGCTTCTGGATTTAGTATAACAGTTACAGGAACAAACAATTATACATTTACGTTAGGATCAACTCCTACCGTGACTGAACAAGGAGGCGGAATGACGGTTACAGCAGGACCCGTTACGTTAACACCATAATGGCAGGATTAAGTTATAGCGGATTAATTACACAAATTAGAAACTACACTGAAGTCGATTCTAATGTTTTAACTACAGATACTTTGGAAAGTATTATTTTAAATGCTCAGTATCGAATCATGCGTGATGTTCCAATTGATGCAGATCGAAAACAACAAGAAGGCAATTTAGTTGTTGGACAAGAAACTATCAATGCTCCTGGAGGGGCTTTGTTTATTAGAGCTATTCAAGTCTATGATTCTACTAGCGCTACCACCGGTGCTAATACTTATCTAGAGAAAAAAGACATCACTTATTTACAAGAATATATCCCTTCGACTGAGTCTGCTAAAAGAGGAAAGCCTAAATATTATGCCATGTTTGGTGGTGGTACCGGAGATGGTGATACTAATTCTGGAAGAATGATGTTTGCTCCTGTCCCAGATGCAACTTATAAATTTAGGGTGCACTATAATAAAATGCCGGCTACTTTAGCCTCAGATAACACTAGTAATTATATTAGCTTAAATTTCCCAAATGGACTTTTATATTGCTGTTTAGCAGAAACTTATGCTTATTTAAAAGGCCCACAAGATATGTTGCAATTGTATGAAAACAAGTATAAACAAGAAGTAGAAAAGTTTGCTGTGGAGCAAATTGGAAGACGCAGAAGAGACGATTACACAGACGGAACTATGCGAATTCCTTTACAATCAAAACAGCCAAACAGTTAGGAGTTTTATGGCAATTACATCGGCAATATGCACAAGTTTTAAACAAGAGATTTTAGTAGGGACACATAACTTTACTGCTTCATCTGGAAATACTTTTAAGATCGCTTTATATACAAGTGATGCATCTTTAGGTGCAGCGACAACTGCTTTCTCATCTTCAAACGAAATTTCAAATACATCTGGTTCTGCATACAGTTCAGGTGGTGCCACTTTAACAAGTGTTACACCAACCACATCTGGAACAACTGCATTCTGTGATTTTGCAGATGTGAGTTTTACTTCAGCATCTTTTACAGCTAACGGTGCATTAATTTATAACTCTTCGCAGTCTAACAAAGCTGTTGCTGTTATCGCTTTCGGTGGTGATAAAACAGTATCAAGCGGAACTTTTACAATTCAATTTCCAACAGCAGACGCATCTAACGCGATCATTAGAATCGCATAGAGGATAACCCATGTCGGGATGGGGACGATTTACCTGGGGCCAAGCTTACTGGGACGAGAGTGATTTACTTACTACTGGTTATGGAGCAAAGTCTTGGAACGATGGTGAATGGGGCAATCTTGCAAATGAAACTGTAACCTTAACTGGTTTACAAGCTACAACAAGTATTGGTAGCGTTACACTCGATCTAACTTCTATTATTTCTTTAACAGGTGAAGGATCAACAACTTCACTTGGAACTCCTGTTTTAGATTTAACGTCAATCGCTGCGTTAACTGGAGTAAGCTCAACAGTTTCTTTAGGTAGTCCTACTTTAGAATTTTCATATTCTTTATCAGGTCAATCTGCAACCACTGCTGTAGGTTCTCTAAGTCATGAAATGACTTACATTTTAACCATGAATGGTCCTGGTGACTTTATGGTAGGTGAAGTTGATGACCTTAGTGTTGCTCTTACAGAAATTGTTGTGCCAACAGGACAACAAGCAGATTTTGCTACACCTGTTTTAGATTATTCAGGCACTCTTGTAGGTTGGGGTCGTGAAGGTTGGGGTGATCTTGCTTATGGAGATTCTAATAATAAAGTTATTAATGCAGTTGGTTTACAAGCAGCATTTACTTTAGGTAGCACTACACTTCAAACAAGTGAACTTGTGAGTGGTCAGGAAGCAACGACAGCAGTTGGATCTTTAGTTACAGCAATTAGCCCAACGATTGCACTTACGGGTCAAGCAGCAACAACAGAATTAGGTTCTATTACTTTAGAAAATACTGTTCCAATAACTGGTCAAGCAGCAACATCGGGACTTGGAACTCCGGTATCAGAAATTGGTGTTCCGATTACAGGAGAAGAAGCAAGCACAGCAATTGGATCTGTTGAAATTAATAACGTTGAAATTGTTTCAATTACCGGAATTGCTGCAACCTTTAGTCTAGGCTCAACAGTTCTTGAAACAGGTCAACCTCTAACAGGCATAGCAGCAACCTCTGCGGTAGGTTCAATAACTTTAACAGATGTTACTCAAGGTCTTTTAACGAGTCAAATTACATCGACTTTAGGAATTATTGGTATTCAAGCTTTTGGTAATATTGACACTGGTTCAAATACATCGTATTCTAATACTTCAACGGGTTCGAATGATACCTATTCGGATGTTGCAGCTGGATCAAACTCTAGCTACTCTAATGTTTCAACAGGATCAAATGATACGTATTCCAATGTTGCAACAGGATCAAATACAAGTTATAGTGACGTGGCATAAGGAGAAAAAATGGCTTCAACATATACACCATTAGGTGTTGAATTACAGGCAACAGGTGAAAACGCTGGTACTTGGGGTACAAAGACAAATACAAATTTACAACTTGTTGAACAAATTCTCGGAGGATTTACTCAACAGTCAATAGCCGGTGGTGCTCAGACAACAGCGTTAAGTGTTTCTGATGGATCAACTGGAGCAACGCTTGCTCACAGAATGATAGAGTTCACAGGCACTATTAGTGGAAATCAAATTGTAACTATCCCACTTGATGTACAAACTTTTTATATTTTAAGAAATTCAACTTCAGGATCTCATACCGTTCAATTTAAATATGCAAGTGGTTCAGGATCTACATTTACTTTTTCAGCATCTGATAAAGGTGATAAAATAGTTTTTGCTGCAGCTAATGATGGCACAAATCCAGATATTAAAACTCTTGCAATTGGAACTGGTATCGCAAACGTAGTCGAAGATACTACACCGCAATTAGGTGGAAACTTAGACACAAATTCATTTAATGTACAATTTGATGATGCGCATGGAATAACTGACGATTCAGATAATGAACAACTTGTATTTCAAAAAACAGGGAGTGCGGTTAATTATTTAGAAATTACTAATCAAGCAACAGGAAGTAATCCTAGTTTATCTGCAGCCGGAGATGATACAAATGTTGGATTAGAATTTTCAACAAAGGGAACAGGTCCAATAAAATTTAATGATATTGCTT